TTAAAGTAGCAACACAGTTTGGTAAAACAGTTCTTTCACCTGCAACACAAGTTAGAAACGTAACTTCTGCTAGTATGTTTCCATTAGCTAATGGACACATTGGTGGTAGAGCATCTGTAACAGAATCTATTAAAATGGTTATGGATGATATATTTGGTGCAGGAAAAGTTATAGATGAAGCTAAATTTATAAAAAATTTAGAAAACAAAATACGTCTTGGTGTAATTGATGAAAACATCGTAGCATCAGAATTAAAAGCAGTGTTGAAAGATATACGTGCAGGAGCTAAAGTAAAAAATTTAGATAGTTTAATATCAAGATTATCAGAAACAAGAATGTTAAAAACAGCAACTAGAATATATGCTGGAGGTGATAACCTGTGGAAATGGTATGGTCACGAGTATGTAAAATCACAAATGAGATCTATGTATAAAAATGTAGATGATATAGCACGATGGACTAAAGAAATTGTTGGTAGAGATTTTGATAAAGTAAATACATTTACAGGTAAATTAAAAACATTTGAAGATGCTTTAGATGAAGCAGCTGCATGGCAAATTAGAAATACTTATCCAACATATAGTAAAGTCCCTGAAGTAATTAAAAATATAAGAAAGCTACCATTTGGTAACTTTGTATCGTTTCCTGCAGAAATGATTAGAACCACATATAATATATTAAGTATAGGATTAAAAGAGGCAACATCATCAAATGCACAATTAAGGCAGAACGGTTATAGAAGATTAATAGGTGCACTAGTAACACTTGGTGGTGCAGAAAAAGGTGTATCTGCATTAGGACAAAATTTAACAGGTGTAACCATGGAACAAATAGAAGCATACAAAAGAAGTTTATCTGCTCCTTGGGATTCAAGAGCTGCTATTATACCAATTAATAAATGGAAAGATGGTGTGGGTAAAGCAATCAACTTCTCTTATTTCAGTCCATATGATGTTGTAAGACAACCTTTTAGTGCTGCATTAAAAACATTAGAAGAGGGTAAATTAAAACAACAAAACGCTGGAGACGTAGCATTTAATTTAATGTTAGGCAGAAATGGACCTGTAGCTAAACTTTTAGAACCATTTATATCAGAAGCAATCTTTTTTGAAAAAGTTTCTGACGTTATACCAAGAGGTTTATTCATTGGTGGTCGAGGTGGTGAAACTAAAACAGGTTCTAAAGTATATTCAATCACGGACGACGGACCAGATGCTTTTATGAAAAGTTTAGTTCACATAATAGAAGGTGTTCAACCAACCGCAGTTACTACTGCAGGTAAATTAGTTCAAGGTTTAGAACAAGATATTAAAAGAGGTGGTCAAACAGTTACACTAAGAGATGAATTGCTTGCATTATTTTCTGGGGTTAGAATAATTAACGTAGATGTACCAAGATCAATGCAATTTAAAGTTACTGACTACAATCAAAAATTTAGATCTGTTACACAAACAGAAAAATTATTTAGTTTACAAGACTATCAAAATAGAGGACCGCTTGTATTGGCTGATGAGTTTAGACAAATTCAAGATGAAACATTAAAAGTAAACAGAGACTTTCATATGATATTACAAGACGCATTAAAAACAGGTGTTCCAAAAAGAGAGTTATTAAAAATTCTTAGAGGTAGAAGAATACCATATGCAAAAGCTAAAAAATTACTAGACGGTAAAAATATACCTTACACTGGTTATGATGAACGTATGAAGAAAAGAGTTAAGGAGGCTGAAAAAGAAGCTAAAAGAAGAGGCGAAGGAGAAACAGTTAACAAAGAATATTTTTATCCTAAAAAATTATTTAGAGATATATTAAGAGAATATAAAAACAAAAGTATTAAAATAGAAGAACCAACTGAATCTGAATTAGATAAACTAAGAGATTATATAAAAGAAAAAGAAAATGAACCACAGGCTTCTGCACCGGTTAATAGAACTATACAAACAGCTAATATACCGACACCACCACTGCCAAATACACCACAACCTGTTGTAAGAACAGCAGCATTACCGAGTACAAATACTAACTTGACACGAACACAACAAGCTTTATTATCACCAGAAGAACAAATTATTGCTAGCAGGAGAATATAATGGCGAAAAAATCGGCATTACAAAAAATTGAAGATCACGAAAAACTTTGCAGAATAATGCAAAAGCAAACCTTTGAACAAATTAAAGAAATCAAAGAACGTGTATCAAGAATGGAGAAGATGATCATGGGTGGAGGCGGAGCTATAATACTTGCCTTAATCATGGACATGACACAATAATGAATCTTTCACGTAATTTTACTTTATCAGAACTAATTAAATCTGACACTGCAATACGTAGGGGCATTAATAATAATCCTAATGCAGAACAAATAGAAAAACTAAAAGCATTGTGCGAAAATATTTTACAGCCAGTACGTGATCACTTCGGCAGAGTAAAAATAACTAGCGGATTCCGTAGCGTAGAATTATGTGAAGCTATCGGTAGCTCAGCACGATCGCAGCACGCTAAGGCTGAGGCCGCAGACTTCGAAGTAATAGGCACAGATAACGCTGAACTTTTTGATTGGATTAAAAATAATCTTGAACCAGATCAATTAATCCTTGAGTACTACACTCCTGGCGAACCCAACTCAGGCTGGATACATTGCTCGTGGATACCTGAGGGTAGACGTGCATCATTCTTACACGCATATAAATCAGAGGGCAAAACTAAATATAAACCTGTGTTAGGTTCAGCGAAAGAATTATTTTAATATATTAAACCAGGCTAAAATAACATATCGAACACCCTCTTCTAACATGGAAGCCATATGTATATCATCAGAATTGAATATAATTATTTTTCCTGTTTTAGGTTCCGATTTAAATTTTTTTACAAAATTTATCCCGCCTTTGTAATTGTCGTTTAAATAAGTTATTGTTGTTCTATCATAATAAGGTTTATCTCTATGCCATTTATGAGACTCTCCTATTGGCCATCTACAAATTTCAATATTTTTTAAATAGTGTCCTGAGTATATTTTAACATACTTATCAACTAATTTTTTTATCTTTTCATCTTCTTTACTATAAAATAATTCTAACTTCATTTTTTTTTGATAAGGGATTGCATCAGATATATTTTCTTTAAAATATTTAATACAATAATCACAAGTTTCTTTATCTAAAAAATCTTCTATTACTATCATTAAATCCACTCTTTTAATTCTTCACCTAAAACTTCAGATGCGATATTTATTTTATCACGTAGTGCTTTTACAATCTTTTCATCTACCGTATCTTCAGCTATAATGTCTACATATGTTACCGATTTTGTTTGTCCTATTCTGTGCGCTCGGTCTTCTGACTGTAATCTTTTTTCTAAATCGTAACCATTAGAAAAATATACTACAGTATTTGCTTTTGTAAGTGTGATACCATAACCACCAGTTTGTGTTGTACCAACAATAAACCTACACTCATCACCATTTTGAAATTTTTTAATATTTTCTTGTCGTTCTTCTTGTGGTGTTAACCCATAATAATCAACCACGGAACCCGGACCATACTCATCTACAATTGCTTTTATAATTTGATTTACATCTCTTTGATAGTTTGCCCAAATAATAACTTTACCTTCTGTTTCTTCTAACACATTCATCAGCTCAGTAATTCTATTATTTGGTATTAATTGTGTAGATCCATCATCAGCAGTAAAATGTCCACAAGTAATTTGATGTAATCGCATTAATTGTGTAAGCACAGTTATGGTAGTTGTAACTTTACCATTTAATACAGCCATGGCTGCTTTTTTCATTTGATCGTATATTTTTCTTTGTTCGCTTGTAAGCACAATATGTCTTTTGATAAAATTTTTAGGAGGCAAATCTAAACAATCTTCTTTTAAAACTCTGTATGAAAAATTTTTTAATGTTTCTGATAGCTCACCTAAATTTTTAAATTCATCAACCACCTGTATAGATCGACCACGTATATGCATAGTTTTCATTTCTGCATATCTGTTACGAAAAGCATACCAAGAAGTAAAATCTAAAAGGTATGAATCTAAAAAATTACATTGCGTATATAAATCTAATGGATTTTTAGTTACAGGAGATCCAGTCATTATTCTTCTATACTTTGCATATTTACCAAGACCTATAATGTTTTTAGTTCTTTTAGCTGTAGGCGTTTTAATAGTTGTAGATTCATCGATAGCCATTAACACTTTATGTGAGTTTAAAAATTTTGCAGCAAACTTAACACCTTTGTCTGTACTAAACGCTTCTACATTCATTACCAAAATATGTAGAGCTGTTTCTGTTTCAAATAAAGATTCTAATTTTTCTTGTTGTCCTTTTGTAATATTTGGTTGCCACAATACTGTCACATTCTCTATATGGTTTGGTAAGTGCGTAGGAAGTTCTTGCTCGTACCAAGTTTTTATTACNCCTTTAGGAGCTATAATTAATGCACCATCTATTTTACCTTTGTCGTAAAGCATGGACATATTATCAATTAATACTTTTGTTTTACCCGTACCCATTTCCATAAAGTATGCATACGTTTCTTTATTCCATGACTTTTCTAAAGCAGTCAATTGATGCTTATATGGTTTTGTCTTAAATTTATAATTCAT